CGATTGACCGTCAGGCGGTAATGCGTCGGATTCTTTGCCATGTGTCAGCTCCCTCAGGTGTTTGCGTATTCGATCAACTCGGCGACATGGAACGTCTCCGCCGCCGTCGTGGTCGAGCCGACGATCCTCACCGCGTAGTCCGAAACGCTGGTCACGTTGAAGACGCAGGTGCGCCGGAGCGTGCCGTCGGACTGCACCTGATCTTCGACGGCGTCGGCGGTCTCGGTGCCTGAGAGCGTGGTACCGGTCAGGAGCGACACCGTGCAGTCGTGCTTCACCTCGTCATAGCCTTGCAGGTCGATGATGATCTTGATGCTGGTGCTGGGCGAGCCCAGCGTCCGCTTGGTGCCGACCCAGGTGAAGGAGGTTTTCGTGCGGCTCACCGTTGCCTCGGAGACCGCAAGGCCGAAACCCGGCATGAGGTCGGTCGTTCCCGTCAGCACCGCACGGACCGGGAGGATGGCCGGGAGCCCCGAGAGGTTCGGGCCATTGGGCGGCGCATCGAGTGCGGCCCACGCGCCATTGACCTGCACCTCGAAATCCAGCCGGCAGGCCGGCGGCGTGATGGCCTCGTTCAGGATGTCGATGTCGAGGATGCCACCCGCAAGTTGCAGGGCCGTCAGTTCGACGATCACGCGCGGTGCGTCGAACTTCGCGAAATACAGCTTCATCTTCATGTCGGAGACGAGATTGCCGGCGAAGAAGGCGCCGTCGGTCGACACGAAGAAGGTCCCCTGCACGACGCCATTGTCGGTATTCGTCATGGCGACGTAGTGGTCGCCGGTGGTGATGAGCACGATGGCATAGCGCCGGCCCGACTTCAGATAAGTCGGAACGACCGGCACGGGGGTCTCGACGAGCGCCGGGAGGGCTGCATTCTGCGCCGTCCCGCCCACCTGGATGCTGGCGGCCGGCAGGACGGTCCGCGAGATCACCCGGTTGAGATCGGGCATGCCATAGGCTGTCTCGCAGACGATGATGTTGACATCGCCGCTTGCCGCCTTGCGCGAGAAGAACAGGCCGACCTGGGAGAGCCACCCATCCTGGGAGTTGAGGAAGGTCTGCGCGACCTGCTGCCCATTGATGCTGGCGGTCGACTTGACCGCATCCCAATAGGGCTCCTCGTAAATGTCCACCCAGAACTGGGTGACACGGATCCACTGGTGGTTGATCGCTGCCTTGGCGCGGTCGGCGGCATTGACTTCCCACGTCTCGCCGGTGATGCGGAAGGTGCCGGTGACGGGATCATAGCTGCCCTGCCGCCACCACGTGGAGTTGGTGCAGACCGTTCGGGTGCTGCCATAGCGGGTGCGCTGGCGCGTCCGGGCAAGCTGGGTGATCGTCGTGGTCTCGAAGCTGTACTGCGCCAGCCGGGTCTCGCCGTTGTATCCGGCGAGGTTCATGCGGATGCCGTGGGTATACTTCGGCAGCACGAAGCCGCCGTTTGCGGTCACATAGGGATTGTTCGGGTTGAGCAGCGCGAGTGCCGCACTGTTGCTGCCGGCGCTCGGGAAACGGATACCTTCGCCAACGACTGCGTCGAAGCTTGCGTGGGCCGTCTGGCTCCCCACAAGATCGAGAAAGTGATTGCTGCCATAGAAGATATAGGCCGAGGGCTTGAAGACCCGCTCGCGCAGCTTCTCGAGTTCGACAAGGACGTCCACAAGGTCGGTCTTCATGGCGTAGAGCTTCAGGCGATCCGCGAGGGCCGCGAGATCGGTCTTGAGCGTATCGACCTGCCCGCTGATCTGACCGCGCCAGACCTCGAGGGCGGTCGTGCGGTTCGAGACCAGCCGGAGGTTCGGAAGCTGCGTCGGGACCCACTGCTCGATCGAGACGATTCCCGAGGTATCCAGCAGGGCGTAGCAGATCACGACGACATTGGCGTCGGTCGGCGGATAGGCCGGGTCCGGGCTTTCCGTCCCCGCGACGGCCGAAAGCTCGGCGCGGCGCAGGTTCTCCATGGCGACACTCTGCGGTTCGGTCGTGCCGACCTGCGCGTCGATCAGGAAGTCGCGCGGCTGCACGTCGGTATCGACCGACTGCCCGAAGGCGACAATCGCCACGCGCTTCCTCGTCACCAGCGGCAGGGAATTGAAGACGTCAATGACGACGTTCTCGTTGCGCGCATGGACCTCGCCGCCCGCATAAAGGCGGCCGGGTGAAAGGGTGATCTCGGTCGCTGCGGTCTTGGAGGCCGTGAAGCCCGAATAGGCCTTGCCGCCGTCGATGGCATCCTTGGCGACATGGTCGATCGAGGCGCGGGTGAAGTCCTGCATGTTGTTGAGGTCGGCAGACTGCAGCTCCTGCCGGTCTCTGAAAATTACTTGGCTTTCCACAAATTGATTCCTTCTATGCCTCGATGAAGCGTCCGAGTGTCACCATTCCGACCTTGAGGCGGTCGCCTGCGCGCGGGAAACGCCAGGTCTTTGTGTCGAGCAGGATCTTGTCCCGAAGCGACTTCGAGACGCGGACCGCTTCACGAACATCGGCGATGGGCTTGCGATTGCCCGTCATCAGATAGCCGTTGACGAAGGGTCCTGCCGTGCGCGGCGCCAGCCTGCCCTTGATCCGCATGCGGACCTCGGCGTGATACGGTGGCATTCCGAGCCTTGTGTATCCAAGATGCGTCGATCGGATGCGGACATCGGGGACCCGGTCGGGATCGTGAACATGCCAGCGCTCGTAGATGAAGCGCCACGAGATCGTCGGCGGCAGGTGCTTGCCTTGGATGAACTGGCACTTCGCCGCATAGAGCGCGGTGGGCTGACCATCGTGTTGCTCCGCGATGTGTTGCGGCCGCACATCGACAAGGTCCGCATCGGGATAGGTTGTCATGTAGGTCTCGCGGCCCGCACGGTAGCTGTAGCTGGCATCGCGCGGGATACGGATCATGCGCTGCGCCACCCCGAAATCGTCCACCAGAAACGCCCTCGCCTTCGGTGGCGCATCGAGATGCAGCGCCCGGGTCGGCTTCGCACCCAGGATCACTTCGTCGAAGGCGGCGGCGTGGAACCGTCCGACGCCGTCGGGCGTCACGGCGCGAATGGTGAGCGTTTTTTCCTCGCCCCGGTCCCAGAGTTTTGCCGTACGGATGAACCTCGACCACACGCCGACGTCCTTGATGTTCGAGGCGTCGAGAAATGCCTTCGACCTGCCGAATGCCGCCGACGTGAAATGCGCAAAGCGGTACGTGCCCCGCGTCACAAAGGGATAGATGCGCAGTTGCGGAAACCGCGCGAGGAAGAACTGCCGCTCCTCCTTCGTCAGCACCTCCATCAGGAACGTCTTGGCCGGCGGCACAATGAAGCGGCGGGGATCGGCCCCCATGATGCGGATGTGTTCAGCGATGGAGGCTTGCGTGCCCTTGCGGGCATGCATAGGCAGCGCGCGAGCCGCCAGCGTCCGGTGCTTCTCCTGCGTCCATTCCGGTTCCCAGAGATCGACCGAGAGGCCCCAGGCCAGCCAGGCCAGATGCGTCGCCGGGATCTCCCATGGCCGCACCAGCTTCGGGATATCGACCGCGAGTTCGTCTATCCGCGCGCCGGTGAGGTCGAAGGCCTCCTCGAAAGCCGTGTGGTTGGGCGGCAGCAGGGTTTGCCGGGCCATGGTATCACTCGTCCCGGGTGGAACTGACGGTCACTTCGATAGCCTCGACAGCGTAGACTTGGGTCATGTCGAGAACGAGATCGGTGGAGGGTGCCACAAGGTCGACCGAATGGACGCCCTCCTGATGCAGCGCGGCGTAGAGTGCCGAGCGCCGGAGGTTCATCCCGAGCATGCGGTTCTTCTCCACCCATGAGGTGACGGTGGCGAGCGCGCGCTGGCGCACAACCTCGCCATCGGGACCGGGATACAGGGTCAGCTTCGCAGCGACCCGGGTCCGCCGGATAACGGGTGCCAGCACCTCGACCACATCGGTGAGCGGGCGGATTGCTTCGTTGCCCAGATGGAGCCGCACCGCCTCGCGCTCCACGAGCGCGGGCACAGGGTCGACCCCCTCCTTCAGGACGGTGACGCGCACCACGCCCGGCCGCCGCGAGACCGCCGAAACATCCCGCGCCCAGGGCGCAACGGTGAGCGCATGGTACTGGTAGGCTCCTTCCGGGCCCGCGACCGAGAAGGCCTCGGGCGCCAGCTGAATGCGGCGGCGGAACCTGTCGTCACTCTCGCCCTCCTGCCGCGCGGTCGCGAACAGTGCCCCGAGATGATCGAGATTCGTACCGTAAGACGAGGCGAGCAGCACCGCGCGCGCGTCATCGTTGATGCGCGCCCGAAGCCGGAGTTCCCGGTAAGCAAAGGCCTCGATAAGCTTCCGCGCCGGCTCGCTCTCAAGGTCGATGACACCCGCGATGAGCGGAAAGCGGTCCACGAGGTCGTTCCGCATCGCGGTGACGATGGCCTCATAGTCCAGCGTCTCGATGATGTCCGGCGGAGCAAGCCCCGAGAGATCGATGGCGGTGAAACGGCTCATTGCGACAGCCTCTCCTCGATCAGCAGGCCGTCCGGATTGGCGTAGGCGTCGAGCCGCCTGGCGCCCGCAGGCGTAAAATCCCCGTAGACGGCCCGCGGCCGGTACTCCCCCTCGAGGAAAACATGGAGCTGCCCGTCGCGCGTGACCTTCACGGCCTCGATGCGCGTCACCCGGAAGCGCGGCTCCCACTGCTCGATGGCCGAGGTGATGGCCGCAAAATACGGCACCACCTCGTCGGGCGTGATGAGCCGGCCCAGCAGGTTCGGCACGAAGGACCCATACCACTCGCGCATGATGCGCGAGCCGAAACAGGTGTCGAAGATGTCCCGGAGCGACTGGATCACATGCTCCCAGCCGGTCAGGATGCCGCCTGTCGTTGCGTCGAGGCCGACAGAGGGATCACGGAGATTGACGCTCATATCTCCGCTCCGTCATTCCCGGCTTCCACCATCGCCCTGATGCGCTCGCCGATCCAGCGCATGACGTTGACCGCCATGGAGTTGCCGAGCGCCCGGTAGCGCGGGCCGTCGGGGCAGTCTTCCGCCGACTTCTTCTTCCACGGGATGCGTGTGTATCGCTGAGGGAACCCCTGGAGTGACTCACATTCTTCGGGCAGCAGTCTTCTCACCGACATGCTGGCGGCGACAATCTCGCTCTCGAAGCCGCTCGTCTGGTTCGCTCCGACACCCAGCGTATCGGCGACGGCCACGCAGGGCGCGGTATCGCCCTTGCCC